CCTGACGCACCGCTATTACCCGAACCACCATTCATTCCGTCAGTACCATTAGATCCAGATGTACCCGAAACTCCAGATACCATATTAAAACCATTGTTACCATTAAAACCGTTAGTTCCATTTGTTCCCGATGAACCTGATATGGCACTTAAACCATTAGCACCAGTTACACCATTATTACCATTTGATCCACTAGTCCCAGAAGATCCTGATAGTCTAGATTGACCACTGTTACCAGCAATACCTGACGTACCATTGCTACCACTAGTTCCTGTAGAACCAGATAGTGCTGAAGCACCGCTGTTACCAGCGACTCCGTTATTTCCGTTTGTTCCTGATGAACCTGAAGTACCNCTTAAAGCAGAAGTACCTTTATTTCCGTTATTTCCGTTTGTTCCTGATGAACCTGANGTACCACTTAAAGCAGAAGNACCTTTATTTCCGTTGTTTCCAGAGGTACCGTTACTACCAGTAGAACCTGACGTACCACTTAAAGCGGATACACCATTAGCACCAGTTACACCATTATTACCATTTGATCCACTAGTCCCAGAAGATCCTGATAGTCTAGATTGGCCGCTGTTACCAGCAACACCTGCCGTACCATTACTACCACTAGTTCCTGTAGAACCAGATAGTGCTGAAGCACCGCTGTTACCAGAAACTCCATTATTTCCATTCGTTCCTGAAGAACCATTAGATCCAGATATTGCAGATAAACCACTGTTACCAGCAACACCTGCTGTACCATTACTACCACTAGTTCCTGTAGAACCAGATAGTGCTGAAGCACCGCTGTTACCAGCGACTCCGTTATTTCCGTTTGATCCACTAGTTCCTGTAGAACCAGATAGTGCAGAAGCTCCGCTGTTACCAGCAACTCCATTATTTCCATTCGTTCCTGAAGAACCTGATGTACCACTTAAAGCAGAAGCACCTTTATTACCATTATTTCCAGAAGTACCGTTACTACCAGTAGAACCTGATGTACCGCTTAAAGCAGAAGCACCTTTATTACCAGCAATACCTGCTGTACCATTACTACCACTAGTTCCTGTGGAACCAGATAGTGCTGAGGCACCGCTGTTACCAGCGACTCCGTTATTTCCGTTTGTACCTGACGAACCGTTAGAACCAGATAGTGCTGAAGCACCGCTGTTACCAGCAATACCATTATTTCCAGAAGTACCGTTACTACCAGTAGAACCCGATGTACCACTTAAAGCGGATACACCTTTATTACCAGCAACACCTGCTGTACCATTACTACCGCTAGTTCCTGTGGAACCAGATAGTGCTGAAGCACCGTTATTACCACCAATACCATTATTTCCATTTGTCCCTGATGAACCCGATGTACCACTTAAAGCAGAAATACCTTTATTTCCAGCAATACCTGCTGTACCATTACTACCGCTAGTTCCTGTAGAACCAGATAGTGCTGAGGCACCGCTGTTACCAGCGACTCCGTTATTTCCATTTGTACCTGAAGAACCGTTAGATCCAGATAGTGCTGAAGCACCGCTGTTACCAGCAATACCCGCTGTACCATTGCTACCACTAGTTCCCGTAGAACCAGATAGTGCCGAAGCACCGCTGTTACCAGCGACTCCGTTATTTCCATTTGTACCTGAAGAACCTGACGAACCAGATAGTGCAGAAGCTCCGCTGTTACCAGCAATACCCGCTGTACCATTACTACCACTAGTTCCTGTAGAACCTGACAGTGCTGAAGCACCACTATTCCCAGTAATACCTGCTGTACCATTACTACCACTAGTTCCTGTAGAACCAGATAGTGCGGACAAACCGTTGTTACCACCAATACCATTATTTCCGTTCGTTCCTGAAGAGCCTGAAGTACCGCTTAAAGCGGAAATACCTTTATTACCAGCAATACCTGCTGTACCATTACTACCACTAGTTCCTGTGGAACCAGATAGTGCTGAGGCACCACTGTTACCAGCAATACCCGTTGTACCATTTGTCCCTGAAGAACCAGAAGAACCAGAAATTCCGCTCTGTCCAGAAGACCCAGCAGTACCACTAGTACCCGAAACTATCTCTGAAAACTGAAATTCACCACTAACACTATTGTATGATACAAAATGTGACGGGTTTTGGTTTTCAGTTAAATCAGAAACACTAATCGTGTCAATAGATAAATCTCTTACATTTTCGAATTTATTACTCGAACTATTATAACCTAATAAATCCCCATTCTGAGGATTTAGTAGGACAATATCGTTTAGGTCGGTTATACCCAACCCCTCTATTGTTGCTTTTATATTTTCAAAATTAGTGTCTAACTCCGTATAGGATAGTGCTCGACCTAAATTATTTCTAAGGTATATTGTTACTGTCGCCATTTATTTATGTAGTTTTTAATACATATATAAATAGTAGCGAACTACATTAAGATCACTATTTAAATATTTTTTTTACACTTTCAATGATATCTTAGGCTTATCTGATTTAAGTGTCATAGTTACAGAAATAGTACCCGATTTAGGTAAACGCTTATTCAACATCTCATCTGATATAGGATCTTCAATAAACTTCCTTATAGTACGTTGTATTTCTCTAGCCCCGTACAATCTATCATAACCATTTTCTAAAATAAAAGATTTTGACTTTTTATCTACCCTAAATTTAAATCCATTATCTCTAAACCCGTTTGATAGCTCCTTTAGACGAATATCAATTATTTTAGTTATATCTTCCTCAGTTAAGTAGTTAAAGTGTACTATTTCATCTAAACGGTTAATAAATTCTGGTTTGAAAGTTCTCTTCATATTCTTCTCTATGATGTCTCTAGTATTTTCATTATCAATATCTATATTAGATGAATCATTAAAACCCATTTTATTACCGAAATCTTGGACCTCTTTTAAACCTATATTAGATGTCATTATTATAAGAGTGTTCTTAAAATTAACTTTACGACCTCTAGCATCAGTTAAAAACCCTTCATCTAATAATTGTAACATAACGTTAAATATGTCTGGATGAGCCTTCTCTATCTCGTCGAATAATATCAAAGAATAAGGGTTGGTTTTAACCAACTCAGTTAATTGCCCACCTTCGCTGTAACCAACATATCCTGGAGGGGAACCTATTATTTTACTAATGTTAAATTTTTCTGAGTACTCAGACATATCTAACCTTATTATAGAATCAGATGAACCGAAAACGCTATCAGCCAAAGATTTAGCCAACTCAGTCTTACCAACACCAGTAGGACCTATAAACAAAAAAGATCCGATTGGTTTAGTTTGCTTACCCATACGAGTTTTGTTTCTCTTTATAGAAGAAACAACCTTTTCAACCGCATCATTTTGCCCCACAACGCTATCAGATAACTTATCACTCATACTAAGTAGTTTATTTAAATCCGACTCAGTAACTCTACTTACTGGTATTCCAGTCATCATAGAAACTACATTAGATATCATTTCTGGGGTTATCAAAACCCTAGATTCGTTAATACTTAACTTCCAATCTATATTAGCCTTTTCTAAATCAACTAGAATTTTCTTTTCTTTATCCCTTAAACCAGCAGCCTCTTCAAAGTTCTGACTCTTAACCACACGAGACTTATCCTCCTTAATCACCTTAAGTTTGGATTCTAGGTCCTTGATTAATTTAGGAGGTGTTATGGAAACCTGACTCATGGAACCAACCTCATCCATAATGTCTATAGCTTTATCAGGAAACTCACGATTAGTTATATACCTATCAGCTAAAGTTACGATCTCGTCAATAGATTCATCAGAATACTCAACCTTGTGGTAATCCTCATATTTAGATTTTATATTATTCAATATATTTTTGGTATCCTCTAAAGAAGGGGGGTTAACCAAAACTTTTTGGAATCTTCTATCTAAAGCTCCATCTGTCTCAATATGCTCTCTGTACTCATCTAAAGTAGTAGCACCTATACATTGTATTTCACCTCTAGCCATAGCTGGTTTAAAGACATTAGCGGCATCTAAAGACCCAGAAGAGTTGCCAGCACCAACTATTGTATGTATTTCATCTATAAATAAAATCACATCTGAATTATCTTTAACCTCATCAATAACAGATTTAATTCTTTCTTCAAATTGACCCCTATATTTTGTACCAGCAACCAAAGACGTCATATCTAAAGTAACAACCCTTTTACCAACCAATGTTCTAGGACAATCGTTATTAGCTATTTTAATCGCCAAACCTTCAGCGATAGCTGTTTTACCTACACCTGGATCACCTATCAATATAGGGTTATTCTTTTTTCTACGAGCTAATATCTGGCAAACTCTACCCACCTCTTCGGATCTACCGATAACAGGGTCCAGTATACCCCCTAGGGCTAATTTAGTTAAATCTCTACCAAAACCATCCAACATAGGTGTTTTAGATTTATTGTTATCAGTTTTATTTGTTCTCCTAGCTCTTGGAGATTCGTCATCACTTGGTGTAATATTCATATTATTTTTACTTGTTAATTGTTTTATTTTTCTAGATAAAAAGGTTTTGGTTAAACCAAATTCCTTAAATAATTTAACGAAGGCCTCGTCACTACTCATTGAGATATCAAAAAATAGTTCAGCAGTTATGTATTCACTACCCTTCTTTTTTAAAACACAATCTCTTATAACATCGTGTAATTGTGGCTCAAAAGGTAATATGGCGCTACTACCATCATTTAAACCATCTGAAGTTCTTTTAGTTAAAGTGTATAAATCATTGACTAATATATCGAAATCAGGTACCTTATTTTTTATTATTTCACATATGATGTTATCAGTAATAAGTATACCGTAAACAACATGTTGTAACCTTAACATAGAATCATCATGCTTTAAAGCAGTAGATTGACCCTTGGTAAAGGCTTTCCTTAGTTCGTTAGTCATTCTTTCTTTCATATAAAATTTGATTTAAGACAAAGATAAAGATATACTTTACAATATCAAAATATATTCTATCTTTTATTCAAATATAAATATATGGAAAAGATGACAATATACTTTAAAGACGGCAATCTAATTGAGTTAAATGAAAATTCGTTAACGACATTAACTAATGATAATTTAACCGTAACCACTAAAGCTAGTTCAGAAGACGATGATGGTAACCCCGTAGTCGTAACGACCACACAGTTTTATAGTTTAGGTACTATAGATAGGTTAGTTAAAATAAATAAAACAGTTAAATTTGATTTTGAAGATGTCAGTACTAAGTAAAGAATATCTAGGAGAGAACATAGTAGCTAAATACGAAAGTTCAAACATTAAAGAAGGTAAGTATAACAGAACGACCAAAAAACTACAAATTTTGTTTAATAGTGGTAGTACTTATGAGTATGATGACGTACCTCACGAGGTATTCGCAGAGCTAAACATAGCCGATAGTCAAGGTAAATTCTTTAATGCTAATATATCAAAAAATTACACTTACAGGAAACTATAATTATGTTAATAAATATAACTAACGAATCTACAGCAAATATAACGTTTAACGAAATGGTTAAAGTTGCTATAAACGGTAACGATACTTATAAAGTACTTTGGTATTATAACGGAGAATTTATTAGTGAAATGTTATTACCAGGTGGTACTTGGGGTGCTATACCTATGGACGAGGTAGGTAATTGGGTTATAGAGTTTAGATCTGATGAAGATGACTCTATGGTACATAAACATGAGTTAGAATTAAATAATATGTTAATAATATATGAGAATACAAACCTTAACCTACCTAATTTAGCTAAGGAAGTTAAAGCTCACGCAACAGATCTAGTAAATAGGTTGGATATTGATTTGCATGTCTTTTTTAAGGGTTCTGAATTGGTTAACTTTGAAGGAACTAGAGTTAAACCATTAAGGTTGAATGATAAAATTAATAGTTTTGATATGATATATAAAAAAGTATTATAATGGATAATTTAGTTAAAATATACGAAAAAGCTATACCTGAAGATATTTGTCAATTTATAATTAATGAATTTGAAACATCGAACAGCCAGAGCGAAGGGATTAGCGGAGCTGGTGTGAATAAAGCAGTTAAATCCTCAACAGATTTGATGATACACCTAAATTTAAATGAACCTAACTGGTCTTACATATATGATTACCTGAGGGAGAACTTGCTAGGTAACCTTGTTGATTACATCGAACACAACCCTTTTATGACCATAAATGGTGATTTTAAATCAAAATCATCTGTAGTTAGAACAGCTCAATCATGTTTTATGGCCGCCAATAATGGTAACCCACACATGCAAATGCAAAGATATATAGATGACCAAGGGTATTATGCCTGGCATCACGAAAACGAAGGTGGTTCATCCATTAAAAGAGAGTTGTTTTTTATATATTACCTTAATGATGTGTCTGAAGGCGGTGAAACCGAATTTAAGTTTAATCACCAAAAAGTAAAACCTGAGACAGGTAAGTTAATTATGGCACCAGCCTTATGGACACATAAACATAGGGGTAACCCACCTTTAAATGGTCAACATAAGTATATCATAACTGGTTGGATAGAAAAAACAGATGATCATAAAATAGCGTTAGAATTTAATGAGGATTATCTGATATAGATAGGTTTTTTATTAAAACAAGGGTATTTATTACATATGGACAACATTATAAAAAGCTTTACCGTAAAACCTAGTTTATCCAAAGATATTTGGTTAAATAATGGATCTGATGACTTTAAGGGTATTAAATTACACAAAGAGGTTAGAGATAGATTAATAGCAATCACTAAAGATTTCGTTGATAGTATAGGTTTAGACTCTGTTATTGTTGAAGATATAATACTAGTAGGTAGTATATGTAATTACAATTGGTCGCAATTCTCAGATCTTGATTTACATGTACTTGTTGACAAAAATGAGTTAACCGATAACGATTTGCTGGCTGATGAATTTTTTACAGCTAAAAAGGAATTATATAACATAAAACACGATATAACTATAAAGGGTTTTGATGTTGAGTTATACGCACAGGATGTTACTGAGACAGTTGATTCTGGTGGTATATATAGCGTGTTATTTAATAAATGGGTTAAAACACCCACCAAAGAAAAGGGTCAAAAATCTATACGAAAAAGCGCTATAGTTAAAAAGGTTAAAGATTTTATAAAAAAATTAGATAATATAAAAAAGGAAGTTGATTCAGAAGTAAAGATACTAAAGATAGATAAATTAAAAGCTAAAATAAGATCATACAGAAAGAGTGGCTTGGCGTCAGGAGGTGAATATAGTACTGAAAATCTAGTATTCAAATATCTAAGGAGATCGGGGTATTTAGAAGAGTTAAGAGATTTAGGTATTGAGGTTAAAGATGATACTTTATCATTAGAAAATGAAGTACGTTGATTTTTTTAATAAAAGGCGTATATTTATAATAAGAATAACACTTAGTCAATAAAAAGAAAATTATGAAGCCAATAGGTTCAGAAAAAATAGTAAACCCAGACGAAAAATTATCTAGAATACTAGAAATCGCTGGTATTAAAAAAAATACATTAGATGAAGCTGTATCTAAAACTGGTACACAATCTAATATATTACACGAAGCATTAGCATCTGATGGTACCCAATACGGTATCGTACAAGAAGAGAAATATGTTTATATTAAAGTTAAAAAAGAGACTGGCTACGAATATACTGGTGGTGTTCAGAACATACACGAAAATTCATATAGATCATACGCGGAAGCGCTTAAACACTTAAACATGATGTTCAAACAAATCAACGAAAATGTTGGTCATACTGAAAACATCGACGTTTTAAAAAAAAAAGTCTAACTGAACGTTACGTTCTAAAAATTAAAGGAGCTGAATCTGATAATACGGATTCGGCTTCTTCTATTAATGTAGAACCTGAAATCGACACCGAAGTTGATACAGAGGTACCAAACGATATGATCGATGATACCACTGATATGATTGACGATACTGAAGAAACTACTGATGATATGGTCGATGATACTGAAGATATGATCGATGATACTGAAGAAACTACTGAAGAGAATCCAGACGAACCTATATTGAAAACGGTTCAAAAACTAACAGGTAAATTAACACAAAAAATGAGGAGTGGGTCTGAGGGCCTGGAATCCAAAGATTATAAATATGTTGTTAATTCAATACTATCAGCAATAGACATGACAAAAGTATCTGAAGAAGATATGAATGATATGTTAAAAAAGTTAGAGAATAAAGATTCTGAAGACACTGAGAAAGCTGAATCGGAGGCTGAAAGTATACAGGAGGAACCTACGGTACACCCAAATAGAATTAAAAAGTCTACTATAGACGAATTCATAAACAAATAAAACTACGTTTTAGATTTTTCTGTTAAATAATTTTGTTTTTACCGACAAGTTTACTTATTTTTGTATAAATAATTATATAGATGATAATAGGTATTTTAGGTAAAAAGCGTTCAGGTAAGGACACAACAGGGGATTATTTAGTTAAAAATAATGGTTTTACTAAATATAGTTTCGCTAACCCAATAAAAAGAGGTGCTATGGAGCTTTTCGGGTTTACTGAAGAACAAGTTTTCGGTGACTCAAAAGACGAGATAGATCCAGTTTGGGGTATAACCCCTAGGTTAGTCTTACAAATAATGGGTACAGAAGTATTCCAATACGATATCCCTAAACACATACCAGAACTACAAAAATTTGGGAGAAGTTTTTGGGTTAAAAGGTTTGAACAGTGGTATCAAAATAATCCAGATTTAGACGTTGTTATATGTGACGTTAGATTCCAACACGAGGTTGACGCCATATTGAGTATGGGTGGTGTTATATGGTCGGTTAATCGACCTAATTTAAATAAGGGTGACGAACACGCTTCTGAAAAAGAGATGGATTCAATAATAGGTGTAACCACTAAAATAAATAATGACGGGGGTTTAGGTGACCTATACGAAAAAGTTAATGGATTAATACGTGATTTACGAAACTAAAGTTTCTGAAATACTATCTCTTTACGAGTTCAGTGTCGGTAGAGGTTTATTAGAAATGCTCTGCAATTCCTTTAAAAAAGAAATAACGTGTAATGTGGATATAAATGAGGATTTATTAAATAAATTCCATAAATATAACCCTAACTATGTTTTTTATGAACCAGGACGATACTCAACAGAAGTTAAATTAAAAAGTATACACATTATATTACTCAGTACTAATGTTGAAAACTTCCTTTTCGATATATCGGATTTCATTTTATACGGGGAAGAGGGTCATTCCCCTAATCTAGAATGGGTTAATAATGACTCATCTAACGTTTATAATGAGTGTTATATAAACCTGTAGAGGACTAATGTTTAATTATTTTAAGTATTAACTTACCATCACCCTTAATAACCCTATGCCATTCGTGACGATCTATTTTAAGAGTCTCATTCTCTTTAAATAGTTTAGGTAATCTATTATCATACTGAAAATACCAGTTATTAGCATTTAAAGGCGTGATAGAGCGACTTTCATCATCTCTATGCCACATTAGCTCTATAGGGTCTATATTGTCGCTAAACTCTCTTATAACGTAATTGTCCCCAATTTCGATATCAGTGTAAGGTTTACCAGTATCCACTAAAATTAGATTTAAGTCCAAGTAAATTTGCGTACCTAGGTAACCTACAAGACCAATAAGACGCTTTAGTTCTGTCTTTCTTATTAGCACAGTCGTGTCTAGCCGCAAATGACTTTCTAGCCTTAGGGTTATTTAATTTAACCGACAAACCAGTAGTATCACCAAAAGATACTTTCTTAACACCACCACCTGGTTTTCTAACATATACGTAGAATTTTTTAGCACCCCCTCGCTTAGGTTTATTCAATTCAACATCTTTACCCTTATGAGTTAACTCATTTATGTTGTCATCATCCATTAACGGTAAATCAAGAGGTACCCTAACACCCATATAGTAATCAAAAGTACCTAAACTAGTTTCTTCGAATAAATGTTTATCCTCCCCACTTAATTTCAGAGCACCCCTTTCCCACATTTCTCTAGCCTCCTTAATTAAGGATATGTGTTTATCACTACCAGCTCTATATACATTTTCTAATAAAGATATATTATTATCGACATGATAATTAATCGCTTCATTTAAATCCAACATATTAGATAAAATGTCCAGACTATCGTTTACTCTTTTCTCTATAGCAAGTTCAAAACATTCTTCACAAATAAATTCACTTTCATTAACCAAAGTTTCAAACTCTTTATTATTAAACATATCCTCTATAAGTTCAAACATAAAAGATAAGTCTTTGTATTTAGGGTTAACTTTTACACCGTAACAGTCATTACTCTTTTCCATCATAGGTTTACCAAACGTTTCTTTAGATCTTGATATATAAAAAGTAGGATCTTCACACTCTTCTGATATCGAAAATAATTCAGGTATTATCTCCATTACTGGTTCTAGTTTAGTTCGGTTAGTAAAGTCTAAAACGGGTAACTTACTAATACCTATTTGCTTAGCTGCTATAGCTCTATGCCTACCGTCACTACTTCTTACATTAGTTTTATCCAAAGAATATAAGGCTAAAGGGTCCAATTTACCACCTCGATTTATGTGTGATATTAAGTCATCCACATTTTCTTGTGTTTCATCATCAATACTCAAATCTTTTGCTTTTGATATAAATTCGTCTGGTGTCATATAAACTAATTCACCACCCCTACTTTTGTAATCACCATCACCATACCACAAACCCTCTTCTTCCATAGGGTAATTAACCTCACCCTTAAGAGCTATCTCTAATATCCGTTTTTTAGTAACAATCATAACCTTTTAATAATAAATACACTTAAATATAATTAAAATTTTTTTTTAATAAAGTTATGTGGTATATTTGTATTATGAAGTATATAGGGTTAGAACAATATAAATTAAGCGATTCTAGAAACAACTCATTGGTTTTAGTTGACATAGACTTATTAATCTCTAAGTTAAAGGTGGATACACCAGAATACTTTGTTGGTGAGAGCACTAATAACCCTTACAGTATACGCAGAATAACCAACGCAATGGATTACGTTAAAAAAAATTTAGGTAACTCAGGTTGTTTAGAAGCTTCATTAATTAGTGTAGAAGATGGTAGGTTGGGTGTTATAGATGGTAGACACAGAATAATCGCCGCAAAAAAAATTGGGTATACCCACATTTATGTAGACATACCCAATAAATATAAAAAGGTCTTATATGGTATTACTTAAATTTAACCATTGATTCTAGTTTAGGGTTATCAATAAATTTTATTGACTCTGGTGTTATCTCTAACAACATCGCATCACCACTTTCAAATACATCGGTATCGGTAGTAGAAGGTATGTTCTCACCCGCTTTTATGAAAAGGTTTAAATAACTAGATAAAGCGTGTAATATTTCGTCTTGATCGATATGGTGTTTCCAATCGTCAATAGCAACTAAATATCTACCATCCTCATCCTCATCTTCCATTTGAGGTATATCCAAATAATCAGCTAACGTATCGTAAATGTCCTCACCATCTTCTTCGACAGCATCGTTTATGGTATAATAATATTTATTTGTTGATTTATTTAACAGAATCATCTCTTCACCATCATAACCAACACCATGAAAACTACCTTTAACATATTCACCCGACTTAGTTGCTCCCCCATCACTATTCCAAGGGGCGCTAGAATTATCAGAACCCATAGGGTAGTTATAGTTATCCATTTCACTTAACATCGATTTCAACTCACTCTCTGATATCTGATCCTTAGAACCCTTTTTGTTCTCCAGAATAGTTTTCATCTGAGATTCAGTTATCTTATATATTTTCTTAGACATAGTATTTTTATTTATAAATATATTGTTATTTCATTAAATTCTGGAATTCGTATATATTATTAGGTATTGGACTTAATTGATCAAATCCGTAAAAAGCAGTCATATTAGTCTGTTCTCTTATATTCTGATTCAAGACCAATGATTTATGACTAAAGCTATTTACAACGCTTTGGTTACCGTAACCACATATATAGTAATTAAGGTCGTCAACCTTACATATAAATAAAGATTTTTTGTAAATAGGGT